GGTCCAAGTCTTCATTCTACGATCATCAGTTTGAGAAGCTCTATAACGAACGTGTAAGAACGGACGCTTAATTGAAGCACCAACAGTTTGATCATATACAGATGAAGAACCAGCTGGAATTACAACACCACGAATAGCGTTAGCACCAGCAGTAGCGTTAATACCACCACGAGTAGCTTTGTCGTTTAAGTAGCGGAAATCAGACTTATAGAAGTCATAAGATCCTCTACGGAAACCAGAGAAGCCTAAGTTTAACGCCATGTCTTCAGAGTTGTTAAATACACCGTAAGATGTACCACCAGCACCGTAAGAATTCATAGAAGCTAACATATCATCAATAGCTAAAGAAGTGCTTCTGTTTAAGAAGAACATGTTTTCTTCAATAGCACCTTGCTTGTCAAATTCAGCTAAAATAGCGTCGAACTCAGCTAAGTCAGTAGCAGCATTAACACCAGTAATACCTGAAGTTAAGTTACCTCTGTCTTCAATAGCAGCGAATAAACCTTCAGTACCAGTATCTTTAGTAGCGTCGTTACTACCGTCACCACCAAGAACAAAAGATTCTTCAGTAATATCGTTACCAGCTCCGCCTTTTTCAGCTTCCAACATAGCCATTTCAATGTAGTCAGTGAAACGAGCTCTTGTATCAGACTCAGCTTTTAAGTACCATAAGTAACCACCTTGTCCACCTTCAGTAGAAATTTCTACCCAACCAATACGAGATGCATCAGATCCTGATACTTCGTAGTAATCTTTCATGATGATTGGCTTATTGCTAAAGCTTTTGAATACAGGAGCATTAGCTGTGTGCGATGTTGCAGTTGCATCACCAGCAGCAGCGTTATAAGCAGCGCCTTTCGCGTATTCAGAACCATAAACTAATATAGTTGTTTCGTCACCAGAAGTTGTACCTGTTAGAGCAGCAGCACCATAAGGGGCTACGTCAATTCTATCAGTTGCAACTTTAACTACTAAACACTTAACAACTCCGTTAGTAGAGTCAGAGATAATAACAGTGTCATTAACTCTAATACCGTGGTTACCAGAAGTAACACCAGTATCGCCGTCGATGTCTTTAGTAATATCAATTTGAGAAGATGAATCAAGACCGCTGGCCGTAGAGTGTACGTGCCCTTGGTAAGATAAGTGTAATCTTCCTTGTTCAGACCATACAACTTGATCAGCTGTCATAGCCTCTTCTGCACCAACTTGATTAAGGAAACCAGAAATCGTACGAGGTCCGAAAACCTCAGCTTCTTTCTCCATCAAATCTGGCACATATTGTTGAGCCCAACCTTCGTTTGTTGTGCCCGCTAAATCTAAATAATTTGAAGCTAGCGCCTGCTTATTTGGAGCTGGAACACTATTCAAATTATTACCTGCAGTAATTGGCATAATAAAATGTTTTTAAATGTTATCTATTTTTTTTAATTTTAAATTTAAAATCAGAAGAGTTGTCACCTAACACTTTAACTTTCATACCGCTGTTATTTTGAACATTGCCAAATTCTTGGCGAGGATTCATACTAACATTTTTAGACTTAGCAATGCTTTCTTTCAAAGCGTCTGCTTTGCCTTGCTCATAAAAGTGCTGTGCTATAGCGTCAGCGTTCATAGCTGTGAATAAACTCTTGTGATAGCCCTTAGCATCTGACATTTCATTACTTTCATTAAGAAACTTTCCTATAAAGTTATTAATATCGCTTTGAGTATCTTTAACAGCATCTGTATTTTTAACATTATATCTAAACTTTTTATTTCCAACGTTATATTCAAAACCTTTTACACTTTCCAAGTGGTTCTTTGCTTGAGCAACTTGCTCCTTCAAAGCTAATTTTTTTCTTTTTATATCTCTTTCTTCATCTTCTTCTTCGTCAAAAGAAAATTGATCTTCCATTAAAAAGTCAACTTCTTCTGCAGTTAGATGAGGTTTAGTTTGTCTATAATATTCTCTAAGAAGACTTAAATTGTCTAAGTTAGAATAATCTTTATTTAACTTAACATAGTCTTCTATATCTCCACCTGTGTCATTCATAAAGTCAACTAACTTTTGAATGTTTTCAGGTAGTGGTTTACCTGTAGCTTCAGCTTCAGCAACTGCTTCTTGAACTTGCTCAGTTACTTCCTCTACTTCTTCAGCAACTTCTTCATCAGTTATTTCTTGAACGACGGGCTCTTCATCTTGAACTTGCTCGGGCTTTTCTTCTCCGGTAGGTTCTTCAACTTTTTCTTCGACGTTTTCTTCACGTATCTCTTCGCTAGTTTCGGATTCGTCGCGAACAGATACCTCATCTGTGCTTTGCTCTCTAGTGGCATTTTCTACAGGTTTATCTAAATCTATTTTAATTACACTATCATCTCCAGCACTTTCAAATTTGCTTTCGTCAACAGTTTGTTCTTGTGTAGTTTCTTCAACTACGTTTTCGTTTTCTTCCATAATAAAATAATATATAAATTAGTGTTATCGATTAAGATCAATAGGTCCTAAATCAAATCCACCTTCAAGTATATCATTACTCGTTTTCTCAAAGTTTTTAGGTGCTGCACCTGTTTTTCTTTGATCTATAAGTTCTGATTGTTGAGTGGCTTGGATTTTTGTTCTTTCGTCTTTACGATCTTCTTTTGTTTTTTCTCTATCTTTTATACCTTGAGTTTCTAAAGCTTTAAGCTGTATATCAAACTGAAACTTTTGGGCTGCAAGCTGCGCTTTCACTTGAGACTCCGCTTGTATTTTACCAGCGTCAAGTTGTGCTTGCAATTGCATTATTTGGGCTTCAGCTTGTTTAAGTGCTTGTTGTTTTTGTATTTCTAATTGAGCAGATGCTTGTTGTTGCTGTACGTTAGCTTGCGCTTGAGCTTGTATGTTTTGTTGCTGCATTTGTTGATCTCTCTGCTGCTTTTTGTTTCTTCTAATTTTTAATAGTTGATTAGCAACTTTAACACTAGATAACTCTCTAAGATCAATAGCATCTTCAAGATCTATAGTTTTTTGAGCTAACGCTTGCTGTATATTGTTTTCAAGTACAGCTTTTTCTTCTTCATCAGGAGCTAACTCTAAAAATATACCAAAGTCATATAAGTGAAGCTCTGACATTTCTTGAAGCGTAGCAACATTATGAACACCTATACTTTGAATAAACGCCTCTTTAGTTGGAGAATATTCTATAATATCTGATATTCTAAGTGACAACTGCTCTGCGACTTCAGCTGTTAAAAATAAACCAGAGTTTAATATATGTCTAGTAGCTGTATTACTATTAGCAGCCGCTAATTTTTGAACACCAAGTAATGCTCTTTCGTCTGGCAGACTACCGTCTCTAGCTTCATTTAAACCAGTAGCATCTCTAATCATTTGCATGTAATAGTTATAATTTCCTATTAAAGCATTTATTTTATTGCCACCACTACCACTAGTTATTTCTTGTATAGGCACTTTACCAGGATTTATATCGCCTTCTTGCGTGAACGATCTACCAATAACACTACCTGTTTGGAAGAACATATTTAAAGCTTCTTGTGGGTTATAGTTTGTACCGTTACCTAAATCAACTTCAGCTAAACCATCAGCATCTAAATAAACACCGTCTGGCACCATACGTGACATTACTTGCTGAAGTTTTAAATGAGTTAGCTGTATCATATCAGCAAAACCAGTTATACGTCTAACTAGTGATTCAATTTTACCTTTATACATACGAGGAGCAACAATACTGTAGTTCATTTTAACTTTAGTAAAATTACTTTTTGATCGCATCATATTTTCAGACATCTCCCATTTAAGCAACTTATTAGTACCTAATATTAAAGCGCCTTCGTAAAGTGTTTCAATAGCTCTTTCAAGTTTTGAAAAATTACCTTGAGCATCTGTAGGTGGATCAAAGCTATCGTCTTTTTCAATTAACTTCATAGCTCCACTACCTGTTTCTTTAACTTTATAAACTTCGTTCATATACGTTTTATAATTAAAATATAAAACTTGAACTTTATTTCTATCTATATCTTCATATCTAGGCCCGCTATGGTGATAATTACTTTTTTGAGTATACCCTGAGTTTTGTATTTCTTCTAAATCTTCTTGTGTTAAATGAGGAAACTGTTTAGCAAGTTCGTTTATTGGTATCATTTTTACTTCACCAACATAATACAAATCATCAAAATATGGTGAATCAGTGTACGAATAAATTAAGTCTGCTGGATCTACATAGTCAATAGTTACGCCGTCTGAAGTTGTAAAGCTTGTTTTTACCGCTGCAATACCTAAAACTGTTAAATCATAATACAGTCTTCTTTTTATTAAATCGTAATCATTACCTTTTAACAAAACATTAATAGCTTGCTCTTCAGCTATTTCTACGGCTTGCTTATAACTTAGCTGCATGTGAAGCTCTAATTCTTCTTGATTTTCAGGTAAAGTTTCAGGATCGTTTTCGTATAAATTTATACCAAATTCTTGAGCTGCAAAATCATTCATCTCTCTAGCAGCCATATCACCTAGTATACTTTCCATATACTCTGTTCTTTTAGCAATACCATATTCATCTTGAGAATGAGCTTTAATTTCAAAAGCCCTGTCAGCAATACCGTTTACAACAATATCAACAAACTTTGGAATAATAGGAACAGGTGTCCAATCAAGATTTAAATAGCTTAAGTCACCATTTATTGAAAGTTCATCTTTATATTTTTGTATTGACTGCTCGCCTCTAGCGTATAATCTTAAATTGTGAAAATTGTTAAAGTTAGCGTCGTATCTAGTTTGTGACCTATTATCGTAAAACCACTCTGTTTCTATTGCTTTAGCAACTTTTAAACCATAATCATAACTAAGCTTTTCAGCATCGCTAACTACTTGACTTGGAAAATAACTCTTTATAACAGACTCTGCCATATTTTTATTTTATTATTCTTGATGTATTACCAGTATTACTATATTTAGAAATACTTATATTTAATGGTTGTTTTTTGTATTCTACGTTTG